CGTTTAGAGATACGGGAAATAGAAGACAAGCTGATCAAAGATGGTGCAATGAAGGAAGAAGATCGCATGGTCTTTGAGAATACATCTAAAATGATAGCTCTTTCATCTGCAAGCTATACATTTGAAAACCTTTATAAAACCTATAAAGACTGGGTAAATAAAATTTATTCTGATGAAAAAGGTGAAGCCAGTTACTTTATATCTCAGATGGGTTACGAATCTTTGCCAGATGAAATGATAGATTCAACGATTATTGAAGAAGCAAAGGAGGGTGGCACTTCTGAATCTTCTTTCAGGCGTGAGTATTGTGCAGAATTTACTGATGGATCAGATTCTTATTTTAGCGCAAAGAAAATGCACGATTGCACTGTTCCAGATGGTGAATTACCAACAACAATGGTAAAGGGTCGTTCTGGTGAAAAGTACCTTGTATCAATTGACCCGTCGTTTTCTAATTCTCCATCTTCTGACTTTTTTGCTATCTCTGTTTTTGAGTTAGATGACGAAACCAAAACAGGCACTCTTGTTCATGGATATGCTGTTGCTGGTGGAGACTTAAAACAACACATAGAATATCTTAATTATGTATTCTTGAGCTTTGATGTAGTTATGCTTGTGATTGATAATGCTGGCTTCCAATTTATTGACTCGTGCAATGAATCTGAATTGTTTACATCAAAACTAAATTTTATTGATTTTAATAGTGATGCAGAAGGCAACGATTATGCAAAGCAAATTAAGGCTTTAAAAAGAAATTACAACAAAGACGAGGGCTTTATTTGCTACAAGCAGATATTCACATCCAACTGGTTAAGAAAAGCAAATGAACATTTGCAAGCATCGATAGACCATAAGAAGATTTGGTTTGCTTCAAAAGCCACAGCAAACGCCAGCGAGTTTAATAAAATGACCGCTCAGAATATACCTTTAAAATTGCAAAAAGATGAAACAAAGCTTGATTTTATAGAGAATCAAGATAACTTAATATACCAAACAAAAAAGCAGTGTGCTCTTATAGAAGTCAAAAGCACAGCGAAAGGAAATCAAACATTCGATTTACCACAACACCTCAAGCGTTCAACAAGTGTAAACAGAGCTAGGCGAGACAATTACACCACTCTTATGATGGGTAATTGGGCAATTAGGTGTTATTATGATATGGTTAATCTCAAAGAAGATGATGTTTACCATACTTTTATTCCAAAAATGATCTAAATTAGTGTAATAAAGCCTGTTAGGATGAAAGAACAACCAAAAAAGCCCAAAACTACACCAGCTAAAAGCAAATCTGCTGCTGCTAAGGCTGGAAATGAAATAAAAAATACTGCTAAGGCGTCAAAGCTCCTTCAAGATACGACTCCGCTTATGAGTACGGATGCTTCTTTTAAGCATACTGTTACGGCTTCTTCTAGGAGGAACAAGTCTACAGTTATAAACAGAACTGATAGATATAAAAATATTGAGGACGGATTAGTTCCGTTTAAGTATTCTGTAGGAGTAGAAAACCGTGCGAATTTAGATGTTAGAGACACTGTTATTCTGTGTCAAAAAGCTTATTACAATTTTTCTGCTTTTAGAAATACAATCGACTTGATGACAGAGTTTTCTAGCTCTAGCGTTTACTTTCGTGGTGGCAGCAAAAAATCAAGAGATTTTTTCGAAGCTTTCTTTAATAAAATTGGGTTGTGGTCTTTACAAGATAGATTCTTTAGAGAGTATTATCGTTCTGGCAATGTTTTTATTTATAGATTTGACGGTTCTGTTTCCAGTGCTGATATAAAGAGAATAACTCAAACATTTGGAAATTATTCTTCTGCATCCGTGGTTTTGCCGATTAGATATACAATCTTAAATCCAGCAGACATTCAGATAAGTGGCGGCTTGAGTTTTTCAAAGAATACTTATCATAAAATCATCACAGATTATGAATTAGCAAGATTGCAGTCACCCCGCTCAGAGGAAGACAAGCAGATACTGGATACTCTGCCACCAGAAGCAAAAGAAACTTTAAAGAAAAGAAAAACTACAGCTTTGACCATGCCTTTGTCTGCAGACAAGATGGTTGCTGTGTTTTATAAGAAACAAGATTACGAGCCATTTTCTGTTCCTATGGGCTACCCAGTTTTAGAAGATATAAATTGGAAGCAGGAAATGAAGAAAATGGATATGGCAGTTGCAAGAACAATGCAGCAAGCCATTCTACTTGTAACTATGGGTGCAGAGCCTGAAAAGGGTGGCGTCAACCAAAGAAACTTAGAAGCAATGCAGCAGCTTTTTGAAAATGAGTCTGTTGGTAGAGTTTTAATTTCTGATTATACAACTGAAGCTAAATTTGTTATCCCAGATATTGGTAATCTTCTTGGGCCACAAAAATATGAGGTTGTTGAAAACGATATCCAAATGGGTCTTAATAATATTCTAGTTGGAAGCGAAAAATTTGCTAACCAATCTATTAAGACTGAAGTTTTCTTGGCAAGACTTAATCAGGGAAGACAGGCTTTCTTGAATGAGTTCTTAGTACCAGAAATCAAGAGAATGTCCAAGGCACTTGGTTTTAAAAATTATCCAACCCCCTACTTTGAAGAGGTTGCTTTGGGTGATGATGCAAACCAATCCAGAGTATACAATAGACTTGTTGAGCTTGGAGTTTTGACTCCAGAAGAGGGTATAATTGCTTTAGAAACAGGTAGACTTCCAGACAATGATGAATCCTTAGAGTCTCAACGCAAATTTAAGGATTTACGTGATGAAGGTTTATATCAACCTATCATGAAGAAAGAAGGTGCTGGCGGTGGTGAAACTGGTAGACCTTCTGGAACAGAAGGTATACCCCAAGAAACAAAAGATGTTAGTCCGATTGGGCAGGGAGAACAGAGCAAAGCTAAAGCTAATTTTAGTCTTAAAAAAGTTACCGATAATCTTATCGCGGCCAATAAGTTACAAAAGGTTGTTGAGTCAAGGCTTAGAGAAAAACACAATAGAAAAAGGCTAAGTAAAAAACAAAAAGAAGTTGCAGAGTCAATTACATCTATAATCGTCAGCAATGAGCCACCAGAATATTGGGCATCAAAAGCTCAAGACTATATTGATGACCCTTCTGATAAAAATGAGTCGAGGGTAAATCAGATATCTGATCTTGCTGTTGAACACCAAGTAAACGATTATCTAGCCAGCATACTTTACGCAAGCAAGAAATAAAGTGTCTAATAGAGTCACACATAACGTACAAGATGTATTGATTGGGCCAGAATCCTCTGTTCCAGAAGGAATTGTTAATACTGGGGATTTTTACATTCTAAAAAGATTGGATGGCGTTCAATCTTTCAACTATTCTTTTTCCCAAAACGCTGAAGATGTTTCAATCTTGGGAAGGTCTGATAATGTTGATAAAAATCTTTCGTCACCAATTGATGTTAATTTAGATTTTGAATACTACATTAACAATATAAATAATGAGCATAGGTTGGGTTTTTATACACAAAACCAACAACAATCCACAAGGTCAAACTTTATATCTAACTTTACTGACCAAACAAAAGATTATAGAAATTTTTATTTAGTTTCAAATTACAGCGGTGAAGACATAAAAAAACCTGTTGATACTCACCCAGATTTTGATGATGATTACCCTACAAATGTAGCAGACCCTAATAGTAGCGATTATACTTTACTTTCTTTTTTAAGGTGTTATACCACCAGCTATTCTTCTCGAATTTCTGTTGGTGAAATCCCTACCGCTTCAATTTCCTTAGTTGGTGACGGCTCTGTTTTTTACATTACAGGAAACAACAACCAAGCTCCTTTTTTAGACCCAAAGACTCTTGATGTAAACACAAGTGGTAAAGAATTGGTTATTCCCAAAAAGATAAAATCAACTTCTTCGGAATACGAAAATTCTTACTATGACTTTTTTAAACAGGGAGACATTGGTCTAACTATAACAAGAACACCTGAAGAAGCAAACCTAATTAAATTTGAAACCAATGAGGTACAATCTGTTGATGTTTCTATAGCCTTAGATAGAGAAAACATATCTTATTTAGGTTACAAAGCCAATGCAAATCGTGATCTAACATTACCAACAAAAGCCGAGGTTAATGTCGAAGTTCTCGATAACAAGTCTCTGAGTGGAAATCTTCAAGATTTAAAAAGCGGAGATTATGATTATAATTTTTCTATAGATTTTACAAAAAGTAACAATCTACAAATGAACTATCTTGCTTCTGGTGCAAAACTAGAATCAATTAATTATTCCAACTCGATAGGATCAAACAGAACTATATCTTTGGGCTTTTCTGTTAATTTAGATTTAGATGATAATAATAAGGGTTTCTTTGTGAGCGGTCTTATAACCGAAATAGATGACGGTGGTACTAACTTTTTTCCAGAATATTAAATTGAAAAAAACTTTTTTTTTGATATAATCTGTGTATACAATTTTGACTTTGTTTAAATAGAAGTCAAATCTAGTGTGTCTAATTATTAATAAATAAAAATCATGTCAGAAGAAAATAACAATCAAGGACCAAAGCCCGGTTACAAAAGCACTGAGTTTTGGATTACAAGTTTAGTCGCAGTTCTTTCCATTCTTTGGGGGGCAGGAGTCGTAGACCCAGAAGGTGCTTCAAGTGCTGACAAGGTTTTCGGATTCGTTTGTTCTGCAGCCGCAGCTATGGGATATACCATTTCTAGAGGTATGGCCAAGCAAAATAAAGGCTAATTCAAATGGCTTGGTTATCTGCAATCTTTAAGGCCATCTTAGAATGGGCTTCTGCTGAAATCAAAAAAGATACCAAAGCAAGCGATGCAGATAAAACGCCAGAGAAATTAAAGAAGAGTTGGAGACAACGCATTCTTGAGCAAGAGGAGAAACTTAAAAATGAAAAAGATTCTAATTCTAGCTCTAGCTAGTATGTTTTTACTTGGCTGTGGCTCAACAAAGGTTGTCTTTGTTGATACGCAAGCAAACTTGGTAAGAATTGGCCCCGATGTTTTTGGAAAAGTTTATGTCCAGAAAAACGGAGAGTGGGTTCTTTCTAAGAACAAAGTAAAATTGCCAGAAGGGTGGTATGCTGGCGGTCTTCCCACAGAAGACTAATCACCACCACGATATAATTGTAACTCATAATTATACTCCATCACCCGAAAGGGGGAGCCTGTAAAAAGGTTCCCTCTTTTTTTAATTTAAGTGTAATATACTGTGATGGAGTTTAATATGAGCAAAGGATTACAAATCCTAAAAAAAACCTTTACCCAAAAGAGCGGGTTTGTATCAAAATACAGTGTAGGCTGTATTGTATACTTTCTCGCTCTATTTTTTAGTTTGTACATGAATTATACCCTGTATAACTTATTAAAAATAAAATTAAAATAAAAGTGTTTATTTTTTCACATTTTTATATAATAATGTGTATTTTTTAGTTAGAAGGATTTTTTTAAAATGAAAGAACTAGAGTTTGAAAACTTTGAGCTTTCTGGCAATGAACCAGAAAACAGTCAAAAGACAAATCCTTCTGCAAAAATATCCGATTATAGTTCAGCGATAAGCTTCTCTGCCAAACTAGTCGAACTTCTTAAAGAAAAAGCTAAGTGGCACAATAAAAAAAATCCTTCAAACAAAACAAATATTTCAGAATTAAAAGAAGTTTATAGAATTGGTGCTCGGATTTTGGAAAATAAAAACAAGAACGCATTGGCTCGTGTAAACATGTTTTTGCGTAAAAAAGCTGGAGAAAACACTAGTAAACTAGAAGTTTTTGAAAGCAACGAAGAAACAATAAAGGGGTTAGCATCTATAACCTCTTTGAAATTTGAAGAAGAAAAGCAAGACGATCTTAATCTAAGATCATTAGATGCAACAAAAAAAGACTATCCAGACGAAGAAGATTTTGCTCAAGCTGATTTGGATATAGAAGCTTATAATTTAGATTATGATTTTAAAGATGTAGATGAACTATATCTTGATGATTACGAACCACTTGGATTCGATGGAGATTGGTAAAATGGCTTATCAGAAAAAACAATATGTAATTGACTTACTTGCTGCAAACGAGGGCAAGACATTGAACAAACCCTTTAGAACACCTAAAGGGCCAAAGAAGTTTTCTGTTTATGTTAAAAACGAAAAGGGCAACGTAGTCAAAGTAAACTTTGGCGATCCAAATATGGAAATCAAACGTGATGACCCTAATCGTCGTAAAAATTTCCGCGCTAGACACAACTGCGCCAATCCCGGTCCAAAAACAAAAGCAAGATATTGGTCTTG